TATAAACAGCTTTTGCACACAAAATTCCGTAAGCTACTTTTTGGTTGAGCGATATTTTAGGTAAGGGTAATTCTTTGATTAGCGTTACCTCTGTCCAGCCCATTTTCAGACCATCATTTTTGCTTTTGCCACCAACTTTTATTTCCCACAATCGCGGGTCTTTAATATCTGCGTGAATGGGATTATGCAGCACCGCGAGTAGCGGATGAGCATAACCGTGTATCCAACCAGGCCCACACAAATCACCTTTGCCGTTTGTGGTCACGCGTTTGCCGATTTCCAGCTGAAACCCGTGGTACGTGCACAAATGTTTATCGGTTAGTTTGCAGTAAGCTGCCATTATCTGCCCTTTCTTGTAGCATTTTCTTTTGGCTTAATTCATCGCAGGCATTACCGATATTTTCGCCATATCGACCAATTATTTTGCCTGTCCATCCGACTCCGCTCGCTAAATAATCAAGACCTATTGCCAAAATCAAGAAAACACAGCCAATAAGAAGCATAAGTCCCGCCCAGCACCACAACACAATGCAGATTATCCACTTCATTTTCCACCTTCTCTTTTTTATCAGCCTGGCAACGCTATTCTCGTAGCGCGATAACCACCCCAATAATATTGGTCAATGGTATCGAGTGTTCCGAGTTGGTGGCCTTTATTAATTACGCCGTAAGCTTTAATTCCGTAAATTTTGCCAGTGTCATTATCTATCATATATTTACCTGACCACTGGCTGGAGAACACATCGACTTTTGTATATTTCCTGCCAATAATAAGCCGAACATCGGTTAGTGGTAATTCAGGATACTCTTTTGCGTAAAATGCGCGTTGCTGTTGTCGTAATAAGTTACAGAATTTTTCCGATTTACATAAAAGCTCTATTAACATTTTTCACCTTTTAATCTAAGGCCCTGTTTCAGTTTTTCGGCTCTTGAGTCCGAGCAATTCTATCCTGCTTTTTAAGTTATAGCAATCAACTGCTGCGACCGTCCTTGTTTTGTGGTGCTCCAAATACTTTTAACCTTTTTAACTGTTGGATACTGCTTTTTAATCGCAGCTACAATCGCCGGATTCAATTCATTAAGCCGATATGTTCTTTGTTTCGTGTCCATAAATTCCTCACTTTCTGCTAACCACCATATTTACTTGTCAGGCCATATCCCGGGTATCGCAGGCCGCTAAACGCAAAATTCGCCACAACTGCACATTCCCTTAACGAGTTCAGAATGCTCTTCGGCGAATAACTGCACCTTTGCTTCACCAGTCGCATTTAACTGGTCGCCGGCGGGGTCGTCGTCGGCAGCGTAATCGTAATCTTCACACGAAACTAACGAATCAATAGTCGTTAATTGAATTACCACGTCCCTTTCAATTTTGGCAAAGGCGGGACCACAACCCTTGTAACCCGCGTTTTCATTTAGCTTGTAAGTTCTCATCTTATCACCTCTTTCTCTAAAAAAGCCGGTTACGACTGGTGATTCCGTTGGGCTGTCGAGCGCAAGGATTGAGCCGCAACCGGCTTTAATTCCCATTGTTTGATTTTCTCGACAACCCATAACCTAATCCTTTCATTTTTAACTATCGGCATTATACGCAACAGAGTTGAGCCTGTCAAGTGTTTTTTTACTTATCCATCCATAAGCCTTTATATCACAAAGAATTAAGTGCACTGATTTATTTAAGATTATATTCTGGGTAGATTTATCCAGAACCGTTTTGTAATATTTTACTAAACTTTCACCGGCGGACAGCCGATAGTGTATTTATGCTTACAACCATTCTATGTATGCTGGCCCTAAACGCTCCCTCGAATGAGCAAATCGCGGACGCCATATACAAAGCTGAAGGCGGCGCGAAAGCAAAAGTCGCATACGGCATATTATCTGTGCGCGTTAAGAACGAGGCGGAGGCGCGTCAAGTCTGTCTTCGGACTATTCGCAACAATCGAGCTCGCTGGATTAAGGCGGGCAGGCCGGGAGAGTATATTAACTTCCTCGCCGACAGGTATTGCCCGCCATCAGTTGATAAAATAGGTAATATCAACTGGAAGCACAACGTCAAATATTTTTTGAGAAAAAACTTTACAAGATAAAAGAGATAAGGTAGTTTGTGATTTATATGAACCGAACAGAAGCAATAATCAGATAGAGACCTTCGGGGCCGCTCGGCACTTTCCTCGCTTTTGGGTGGTTCATACGGGCGGCCCTATTTTTAGTGTAAAGAAGCACGGATGGCTTCACCGCAAAAAGAAAATGGTTATACAGCCATAGCCAACGAAATTATGGATGCTCTCGCAAAAACCAGAATACCAGGCGAAGCCCGACAGGTGTTAGATTTTATCCTTCGGAAAACTTATGGTTGGTATAAGAAATCCGACCAAATATCTTTATCACAATTTGTCGCTGGCACGGGACTTACAAAAGTTCATATCTGTCAAGCAATAAGGTTATTATTAAGTAGAAATCTCATTACCAAAAAAGGTAATGCACTATCTCTCTTTACCAAAAAAGGTAACGATGCTGCTGTAACTTATGAATTCCAAAAGGATTATGAGAAATGGAACGCTTTACCGAAAAAGGTAACGTTACCGAAAAAGGTAACGCACGTTACCGAAAAAGGTAATTTGACGTTACCGAAAAAGGATACCACAATAGTTACTATTACAAAAGATACTATTACAAAAGAGAGAAGGGCTGCGCCCTTTATCCCTCCCTCTCTTTTAGAAGTTTCTACTTACGCAAAGGAAATCAGCTTTCAGTTGGATGCACAGCAGTTTATTGACTTTTATACCGCCAAGGGCTGGATGATAGGAAAAAACAAGATGAAGGATTGGCAAGCTGCTGTGCGGACGTGGCGAAAGCGAGAGGCGCTGCCAAGTGTGATGACGGGGCAAGTCGCCGGTAGATTCTGCACCCGCTGCGGCTCTTCGGAGCGTTACGATGGCCGGTCAGGCGTTATCTGGCGGGAAAAGCTGCCATTTTGCGGCACTAATTGCTATGATAAGTGGTCAAAAGAAAGGAAATTGGATGATAAAGCAAGAACCAGTTGATGCCGAAAATCACATAATTATAAGAAATTGGAAAAATTTTTAAAATTATGCTTGACGGCACAGAAAAGACTTCGTATAATGAGACCAATGGCAGATTTAGCTCAAAAACCTTTAAAGCCTGGTAAAAAAAATCATCAAGGCGAAGGCGGAGGCCCGCCAGCTAAATATAAAACCCCCGAAGAATTGCAAATCGCGATAGATAAATACTTTATCGACGGCGTATCGCTAAAAAAAATCGTGACAGGCCCCCCAAATAAGCGGGAAATAGAAGAAATAGCGATACCGAGTATCTGTGAACTTGCTTTGAATCTCGGTTTTGCCGATCGGCAAAGCTTGAGAGATTATGCGCTGAAAAATAGCAGGTTTGCTTTCGTGATTAAAAATGCCATTGGTCGATTGGAGGCGTGGAATGAGGTTAATCTGCTTGCAAACAGTTCGATTGGCTCTATTTTCTGGCTTAAAAATCACGGCTGGGCGGACATTCAGAAGTTAGAAATAGCCACTTTGTCCCCCATTCTAATTAAGCATCAGGGCGGAAGTTGAGGCAGGTGGGGCGGTGATAGCGAATCCTGTGGTCTTTATTTAGCCCTGATAGTATTACCTAAACTTAAAAAAGCATACCAACAGAAAAAAGAAAAAGGAAAAAGAAAAAAGATAAGGTATGAGTATCAGGTCAAAAAGGGCAAGTCAAATAAATTCGGCTAATAGTAGTATAAGTTTTACTTATAGTAGTATAAACTATTGTAGTTTAACGGTTTATATTGTGTTGTAGGGTGAAAAATCTTGGATATTTTTTATATACTATAAGTTTTTCTTATAGTAGTATAAGATTGGCTTATGATGATTACGGGAAATTCAGAATAACAGACGAAAGAGTAACTAATGGCGAAGGAGTTCAGAATGGCGAAGAAAAAGGAAACAGAAAGAAAGATGTATGATGTAAGTATTCAGGTCAATGAATACAAAGAGGTTAAAAACAGTTCGCGTGTCCGGTTTATACGAACCAGCGGTCTTTATCCCTGTGCGATTGTATATAACAAAGAAACTGCTCATCGTATAGTAAAGCAGATGATAAGAACGGCGAACAATCTTGGTTTATTTAGAAGGAGTTCGTAATACGGAAGTGGGTCAAATTATAGGTTGGGAGCCGGAGTTCACTGCGCGTCAATGGTTAGCGTGGTTAGAGTTACATAAGCCGGAGGTTGAGGAGCTTCTTTATGGCGGGGCCAAATTCGGGGGGAAATCGGTATTTGGCTGCCTCTGGATGTATCTCGAATGTTATGAGCTGGCCCGGGCTTACTTACCGCAGCAGCCATCCCGGCCTGTTTGTGTGGGTTGGATGGGGCGGAGGGTAGCGAAGCACTTTCACGACACCACCCTTGATACGTGGTTTCAACAGATACCAGCGAATATGTTTGTGGCCAAGGACGATCCGCCAACCATAATCATAGGGAATCGAGTGACGATACGCACTGGCGGGCTCGACAGCAGGGAGGACCTCCAGAAGCACCAAGGGGCCGCCTACGCCCGTGTATTCATCGACCAGGCAGAGGAGACCAATAGGGATGACGTAGCGGCCTTACGGACGGCTACACGGTGGCGTTTGAGGCTTGGCGGGCAGGCCGTCCAGGGCAAGATGCTCTTTACGGCCAATCCAGCTCAGGGTTGGCTCAAGGAAGAGTTCATTCAGAATCCTCGGCCTAATCAGCGATTCATCCAGGCCCTGCCAAGGGACAATCCATACACGCCGGAGGAGTACTACCAGACGATTAAAGATGCTTATGCACATAAACCGGAGCTTATTGAGGCCTATTTGAATGGGTCGTGGGAGGCTTTCGAGGGCTCGAATCAGCAAATCAAGAGTGAATGGCTGGCAGCGGCCCGGCAGAGGGTCAACGCGGGAGTACCGACAAGGCGGTTTTTGGCTTGCGACCCCGCGCGATTCGGGGACGATAAGTGTGTTATAGGGCTTATGGCTGATGCGGACATTGAAGAGAAGGTTATAATGCCTTACTGCCGAACGACGGAAATCTCGAACCGTCTGGCTCAAATGTCGAGGGCGAATGGCGGTTTGGTGTGTGTAGTGGAGTCGATTGGTGCTGATTTGGGGGCTGGGGTAATAGATGAGCTTATTCAGCTTGGGGTTGAGGTGATTCAGTATAATCCTGCCGGCCAGCCGGAGGATACGCTGCACTACTACAATTTGCGGGCTGAGGCGTGGGACTTTGCGGCAAAATGTCTGATGAGAGGGGTTTTTCTCGATTCAAACGCAGTAATAACGCTTACGACTAAGTTCGTTGATGTTACTTTAATCAACCAGTTATGCACGCCATCTTATCAATATCGCGGCGAGAAACTCTTGATTGAGTCGAAGGATGAGATTAAGAAGCGGTTGGGATGCAGTCCTGATGAGGCGGATATGTATGTAATGGCTCTATGGGCGTGGCCGAGGATAGAGGAGGGGCCTGTAATCAGGATACAGGACAGGGAACATATGCGTGTTTCGTCTTATGACCCGTTGCGATTGAGTAATTTATAATTTTTCTCTTGACAATCGATAAACATATTGTTTTAAGTATTGTGATATGTTAATAAATAGTTCGAAAAAGTCTATATCGAGCATTATCGAGAACCTCACAGGGATGTGGCCTACGGTGTGCCTCGAACCGGGGGCGGACAAGGGCTTGAGGGCTGTCAATGGGCAGACAATAATGACAGACGATAATGCGACCGATAGAATCGATACATAAAGGTTACGATAAACAAAGACTTCGCCTGAACTATCTTTTGGACAATTGCCCAATAAAATCCCTATTGGATATAGACTTGGCAAATTCGAACTATTTGCCTTGTGAGGTTAGGCCGGTAGAATCCCTCTGCCGGCCTTCTTTTTATTTAGCGGTTTTGTTTTTGTCTTCTCCGCTTTGGGCTTTGACATATTACGTGGACATTAACGACAGTAACGGGTTGGACAGCCGGACTTCCACACAAGCGCAGGTGATTACCACGCCGTGGAAAACACTCACGAAGGCACAGTCTGTGGCAACGAGCGGGGACACGGTCATTTTGAAGAATGGGGATTACGGTGCTTATACAGAGACTACGACCGTTCGGACTGATTGGGTCACTTATAAAGCCGACACCGGTCATACTGATGTGAATTTTACGTCTATTTATCTGGGTCAATGGAACGGCCCGTTTAATAAATATCTGATTTTTGACGGGATAAGAGTTATTCCGGCTGATGTGGCTGTGTGCTACGGGGTCAAAATAATAAATGCCAGATATGTTAAGTTTAATAATGTTACTGTGATAGGCCCTTCGAGCAAATATGTTCCTGGTGATACGAAAGCCGGATTTTATATGACAAATGGTCCTAACTATATTGACATCAACGATTGCACGATTGACTCATCTTCTTATGAGCCGGACACGTCTTTTGATATTGGCATCAACGCTATGAGTCCGGGTGCATTTAATGTTACAGTGACAGATTGTAATATCCAGCGGGGCAGGGTAGGTATAAGTGCTAACGGCACTAACTGGACCATTGCGAATAATCACATACACAATACTGATAGCGATGGGATTTTTTGTATTGACCTTGCTCATAGCACGATTGAAGACAACATCATAGAAGACATAGGGGTCCGGGTCCCATATCATTCTTATTCCGGCGGGTGCTCTTACGTCAACGCGACAAAAACAATTACTGCTAATTCGGGCAATCCGTGGTCTGGAGTCCCAACGTGGGTGTCTATTCCCAGTTGGCGGGCGTTTGTGCGTATAACGCCGGAAGGCGGAAGTCCGACCGGTTGGTATCTCATCGATGCCAATACTACCAGCACTCTGCATCTTATTACTGCGTTTGGTCAGGATTATCTGAATATTTCACTTGTCGAATTAAGGCACACTTGGCACTCCGATGGGATACAGGCATATAACGGTTCTGCTTCGCCGCCCAGAAATGTGGAGTATCTTACTATCAGGCGCAACATTATAGACCATATAGTGCACGGAGGTGTCTTTTTTAACGTCACTCTTGGCTCTCGTTATATCACGATGGAGAATAATTTCGTCCGAAGTATAAAGTCTCTTGGTATAGTACCTGCGGAGGTAATGCAGAACGCCGTGTCTTTTACGGGGACGCTGCACCTTAGATTTATAAACAATACCATTCCAGGCGAGCAGGGAAGTGTATGGTCAACGGACAATGCCGGCAAGGTAATCATACGGGCACAAACAGTGCCAACACCTGATGTCAACAGTACTATAGATGTATTTGCCAATAACATTATTGATATGCTTGACTTTTACTGGGACAACGGGGAGGTAAACGACATCAACTATGAAAACTATAATATCATAAATAAAGTTTGGGCCCATATGAATACCTATACTCGCGGGTCTAATGACATTTATCTCAATGGTAATGTGTCAAGTTTCAAAGTTTTGTTTGCCGGTTATGACAATAACGATCTTAGTCTTTCTTCGGATTCGGCGGCTATAAATTCAGGAAATTCTACTTATGGTGGGGCAACTGATGTTCTTGGCCATATAAGGGCGGGAATTACTGATAGAGGTGCTTTTGAGTATGGAGGAGGCACGGACCCGCCTAATCATTCTCCGGTTCTTGGGGAGATTGGCAACAAGTCTGTCAATGAAAACGCCCTTTTGACTTTTACAGTTCACGCTACTGATGAAGATGCGGACCCCTGCACTTATTCTGTTGCGGGTTTGCCGGTGGGAGCGACTATAAACTCATCGACGGGAGTATTTAGTTGGAGGCCGACTTATAGTCAGGGTGGGGTTTATAATAATGTTATATTTACGGCCGGTGATGGTTCAAATCAGGACACAGAAACTGTTGTGGTAACCGTCAATAACAAACCTCAAGGTTTTATAGGGAGATAGACAGATGAAAAATTTGATGTTCTTAATCATATTGTGTTTGGCGGGCGGGTCACAAGCAACTACGTATTATCTGGATGTAACAACTGGGAACGACACTGATACTGGATTGACAGAAGCCCTTGCCTGGCAAACTTTTGACAAGGCGTGCAGAAGTTTGACGGCCGGAGATACCGTTTACGTCAAGGCATCAGCATCTTATACGGCAGTCGATACTAACGATGCTAATATTGATATAAACGAGATAGGTACTGCTACTGCGGCCAATAATTTTATTGGTTATTCTTCCACAATATACGATGGCGGGATTGTCGAGGTCAATGCGGCCACGACAACTAACGCTTATTGTATAACCTCGAATAACTTGGGCAATCTCTATTATAAGTTTAGTAATTTTCGTTTTACCGGTGCAACAAGTCACGGGGTTTATGCCGGCAAAACGGCGGGTGCGGATGACAACTTGACTTTTATAAACTGCAAGTTTGATAATAATGGCGGGGATGGATTCAATGGGGACACGAGTCATAGTTTTATCAACTGTTTGTTTATTGACAATGCAGGAGATGGATTACAGGTTACTTCAGGTCTTTTTATGGAAAGTTGCATATCTTTTTCCAACACGGCAACCGGAGTTACTGCAACATCAAGTGCTAACATAAACAATTCTTTGTTTGCCGAAAATCTCGGAGACCAACTTGTTGCTACATTAGCTGTAATTGCTGATGGTTGCACATTTGATGGTAATGATGTAGCAAACTCTGATGGTATGTCTTTTGCTGCTACTGGCGGCGATAGGATTATTAATTGTATCTTTTATGACTGTGCCAAAGGCGTGAATAACTCATCTAATAGAACATACCGCATCGACCGCAATAACTGTTACTGGTCCTGCGGAGCGGCAAATACCAACTGGCCTGACCCGGCTGATGCAGATGCTGCTTTGAGGAATACATTTACAGCATCGAGCGACCCGTTTGTTTCGGTTGGCAGTATAACGGCTTATGTTCTCGCCGCTAATACTCCAAATACAGGGGCAAAATATGGTGCACTTGATGCCGGTCATTGTGCGACCTTCTGGAACTCTTACCTAACAACGAACCCGCCGACCGGAGCTAATGCTGCGGCGGGATATAACGACATAGGCGCGAAGCAAAGAGTTGACCCTGCGGGTGGAACGACAACTACAAACTATTACATTCTTTCAAACAAGAATGGAGGTAAGCAGTAATGAAAAAGTCACTAACAATCCTATTCGTGTTGCTGTTGTGTTCTTTGGTCTTGGCGACAAAGGCAATTCCTTATGGTGCAACCGAACAGCACTTCACGGTGGTAATGCACAAAAGTAGCGGTGCCGTGAATCCAGGGATTACGGTAACGACCCTCGACTTTTACGCCGTCAAGGATAACAATGCCGTTTCGACTAAAGTTGACCTGACGGCAGCGACTTGCAAGGACAGAGGCTATGGAATCTACGATGTCGACATTCCCGACAGCTGGACGAATGGAACGTGGGCCACTTATGGCGACTGCGTTACGTTTATTCTGGATGATGTCAATACTGCCAACCCATTTCAATATGCCTTCTATGAAATTCAGATAAGTCCTCCGGCAGATATAACCAGTATTGGCCAGAGTTCTACTGCTGCCGCTAATCAGAAGACAGTATATTATACCGATTTTGCAACTGATTATAATACCACTACCGATATGTGGAATACGGACGTGAAATATGTTCTTGGCGAGGCACCAATGGATGATAACGCCATAACTGCTGCTGTGCCTACAACGGCTGAAATATGGGCAGAAGCAACACGGGAGATAACCGGCGGCACGATAGATACTTACGCAGACAACACTCCACAGACAGGGGACGCTTATGCAGTAGTTGTCGATTCCAATAACAACACGGAAGCGCTGATGGCAGACCTCAAAGTTCTGATACTTGCCGTCATTGCTGATACTAACGCGGTGGATACTGCTACAGAAATGAAAGCGCGGATTTTTGGCGCAGACCAAAATGGCATTACTGCGAATGTCTGGACTTCAACGAAAGCGGGATACTTGACTGGTTCAGTAGCTTTGGCATCAAATCTCGACATAAAACTTTCTGATGTTAATACAGTTTCACACGCACATCTGACGACAATGGATACTCGTATTTCTCAAACGATACCTTTTGGCAGTCTTGGCGGCGTCTATTATCCGAAAGTAGTTGACCCTAACGCAAAAGGCCCGATGGCTCACGGGGAGTCTATAACGGCAAATGTTGACCCGAATACTATTGTGGATAAGTCATTGACCGGCCACGATACGGTATTTTCCCTGTCTTGGTGGCTCAAAAGAGCAGCGGCATTCAGGAGATAAAAGGAGTTAAAATTATGATGGGTGCTTTGATGAGTGGGTTATTCGGTAAGCCAAAAGCCCCGAAAGTGGTTCAACCGACACCGGTGACGCAAGTTACTGCCAATGTCGGGGACGAGCAGAAGCAACAATTGCTTCAGATGCTTGCCAAACGTAGGCGGGCGACCTTAATGAGTGCTCTCACGGACCCGAACATTGCCAGAAGGAAACTTGGAGCAGGATAAGAAAGTGGATAAAACGGTCCAAAATATAATTGATGAGCAGGTTCGACTCGAAAGTGACCGCAAAGTTTATGAGTCATTAAAAGAACTTTGCATTTCATTGGCTTATCCTGACAGGTCGGACCAATATAGTCTTTACGGCGGGATTCACAGGGAAGAAGGAGGCGAGGGTAAACCGAACAGAGGCAGGAGGATTTACGACGCTACCGCCATTAAATCGCGGGAGATATGGTCTGCGGGCATTATGAGTCATTTTATGCCTAAAGAGATAAATTGGTTCACTGAGGAGATGGGCGATAAGAAACTGATGCAGTCAAAGCGCGTTCGGAAATGGTTGCAGGACACGGACGAGCACCTTGTCAGCGTTTTGAATCGCAGCAATCCCAATTACTACGAGCAGAAATTGGTCCGTATAAATGACGCTGGGGTAATCGGTGATTCCTTTATGTATATCGACCAGGACCCCGAAAGCGACAGACTTATGTTCCAGTGTCCGCATCCGAGACAGTTTTGGTCCAGGAGAGATTATTGGGGCAGGCCCCTTGTCATACACGAAAAGTTTACAAAAACTATTGATGAGATTAAAGGCGAGTTCGGAGAAAATGGTCTTTCGGACGAGCAGAAACTTCAATTAGAGAAAAATCCGAATAATAAAATCGAGGTCATTCACGGCGTTTACAGGAACACCGATTATGAGCCGGATAAAATCGGCGTTAAGAATATGAAGTGGCAACATTACTATATTAACGTTGTCGCCAAAAAAATTATTCGCAGTACCGGCACGGAAGTTCTGAACCCCATTGGCTGGTCGCTTAACAGGCCATCACACGAGCTATATGGCCGTGGAATAGTATCTCAAATGCTCATTGAGATAATAACGGCAAATTTCATATCGAAAGATATTTTAACGGCTTCTCAAATTGCCGTCAAGCCGCCGATGCTTATAACTTCCGCGATAAAGCATAAACTTGACCTGGGGGCGGGCGGAGTTACTTACGTTGGTTCGAGAGAGACGCAGGGACTAAAGATGGGTGATTTGATTGCCCGCCTGGTAGATAGTAGCGGCTATCCCTTCGGGATTGACCAGCAGCAAAAATGGCAAATTATGGTCGAGGAGAGGTTCGGCGTGCCTCTGTTTCTTGCCCTTAATTCGGATTCTATCGCAAAGACGTATGGCGAGGTCAGAGAACGCAAGGCGGAACGTGCAACCTTGATGTCCCCATTTTTCGGCACTTTAACCAGCACAACCGATGAGGAGCTCGACAGAGTATATTCTCTCGAATTTCAGGCCGGTCGCACACCGGAACCGCCGATGGAAGTGTTCGAATCACAGAACAGGCACATTGACATCGAATACATCGGCCCTATAACTCAACTGTTGAAGCAATACTATGAGACCGGCAGTTTATTGAATACAATTATGAACATCCAGCAGGTCTTGTCGGTTGCCCCGCAGGCCGGTATAGTGGTTGAAGGCGACGAGTTAATGAGAAAGATATTGAAGTCGGGTAATTCGCCGGAAGAAATTATATTGACCGCCGATGAGGTAACGGAACTTCGGGCCATCGCTCAACAGCAGCAGGAAGGATTGATGCAGATGGAACTCGCGGAAAAGGCGGCGAAGGCAGTGCCGAATCTGGGCAAAAAGATAGAACGGGACAGTGTATTAAGTAATTTGGCAAAAATGGCATAAAATGGAGAACCAATTATGTTAGTAAAAGAAGTAACATTGGGCGTATCGACAGTCAACGACCACGAAAGAAGGATTACGGAGCTGGAGGAAAAAGTGAAACAACTTTTACCCGATTTGCAACAAGCGAAACCGACAGGACCGGAACCAGAACCAGTAGTAGTGGCGGAAGAACCGACGAAAAAAAGAGGTCGTCCGCCAAGACCTGTTGAGGAAGGAATGTAAAAATGCCCGCAGTTAAACCGAATGAAAGCCGTAACGATTATGTCGCGCGTTGTGTTCCTATATGTATGAAGGAAGGTCTTGACCAAAAGGCCGCAGTCGGAAAATGCGAGGGAATTTTTATGAGTCATCGTAAGACCGCTCGCAAAAGAGGTTCAAAAGGGAAAGGATAGAGCAGTTGAGACAAATAGAGGCGGCGCAGGAATCAGAAGCGAAAGTAAAGGCGCTTTACAGGAGTGTTTTTGCCGATGGTTCAGGACGTATCGTTCTCGAAGATATGCTTTGGGATTTATATTTTTTGCGTCCTTGTCAGACGCCGGAACAACAGGCATTGTCTAACTATGCGAAGGAGTTACTGGCTTTGATATATGAACCGCCGATAGAAAGCTGTATGATTTTCAGTTTAATCAGGAAACTTTTTAACAGAAAAGCAAAGAAATGAAATATCAAGAATTTATAAGACGGGCACAAGATGACCTTTTGGAACTTATTCGGACGGACCAAATAGACCCGAAGAAAAAGTCTGACCATATCAGAGTTTTGAATTGTCAATTATCGATAGACGTTTCTACCGATGAAATTGTCGAAGTTTGTGAGAAATTTTAACAGGAGAACCGAAAATGAGTGAATTTGTTGACGAAAACGGGTTGCTAACTGATGAATTTCGGGAAGCGTTGCCTGAAATTCTCGGTGATGATTACTACAACGACCCAAAGACAAAACAGGAGCCGACAAAGATATTTGACCAGGTCAAGGACTTGAAAACTTTGACCAAAAATTACATCAATGGTCAGAGAGCTTACAGTAAAAAAATGGAAGGCACGGTCAAAGTTCCGACTGAAACATCTTCGCCGGAGGAAATCAAGGCGTTCAGAACGGCCTTGGGTGTGCCGGATTCGGAAAAAGGATACGAGCTGCCTATTCCTGATGACGAACTGGACAAAGAAGGGTTTAACGTTATTGCCGGTGAGGTCAGGAAAGCCGCTTTGGAGGCCGGAATGCCGTCTAAAATGGTCCGGAGTGTTTGGGGCAAGGTCGTGGCGGCCGTAAAAGCGCAGAATATGGAACTTGAGAAAAAAGGACTCGCACTGATACAGAAAGATGAAGATGACCTCAGGGCTGAATTGAAGGAAAAATACGAACCCTTTATAAAGGATACCGATACGGTTCTTGCGAAAATCAAAACTGGTCCTGAAGTATCCAAGTTACTGGATACTTTTGGTATCCGTAATCATCCGGCTATTCGGAAAATGCTGGCCGAGATAGCGCCTCTGGTCCTTGAGGGCCATACGGTCGGCGGAACGGGTGGAGAACAAAAACTGACAACCGATGGATTTCCAACTTACAAGTATGATGCACAGGGAAAACCGATAGAATAACAAAATCTGAAACCCGCAAGGGACAATTCAGTTTTTAAGTCGTTCAGACAACCCCGCAAGAGGACTGATGCTTACCGAATAAAGCGTTCGGCGGCGCAACGGCCGTAAAGCGTCAGGGCAGACCGCAATGTTGCGGATAACTCCCGAATCGTTCAGGCAACAATGAAAAGTATGTTTCTGAAAAGAAAAGGAGTTATCTATGTCAACATTTTATATCAATAATAAATACACCCTTTTGGACAGGGCCAAAGAGACCATTGACGGCAAAACGGTTCTGCCTGTTATTCAGGTAATGAACCAGCTTGTCGATGATTTCTTTGCGGACGTACCTTTTGTCGAGGCCAATATGGGTCTCAAACACAAACTCATTCGTGATACTGGTATGGTGGCCAGCACGAACAGGTCTTTCTACACAGGCGTTACCGCTTCGAAACTCAACAAGCAAACCGTCTATGAGGATGTGGCTCTTATGGAGCGGCGCCGGGAAATTGACGAGGACGATATTGAAACCCTCTCGAATCCCGCTGAAAAACTGCGTCAGGAAGATGAGGCCCACGTTCGCAAGCTCGGCGAGGACATCGTCAATGTTTTCATTAACGGAACACAGGCGAGCGGTGGAGAATATATCAATGGTCTTCTTCAGCGACTCGATGCTCTCAATCCGACCGGACTGAACAATGTTCTGTCTAACGGTCATACCGGCGACGGCTCGACTACGACATCAGTTCTTGTGGTCGAATGGAACACGGATGCAACAGGCGGCGCTTTCGGAATTTATCCTCCTGGCTGGATGAAGAATACAGTATTCGGCGTTTCTGTTAGAGATAAGGGCAAAGAGCCTTGTCTTGAAGTTGAAACAGATGTGAACGCAAAGTATTACGCTTATGTCGCACAGTTTAAGGCGTGGCTTGGTATGGCAGTAGGCAACAATCGCAAGATTGCCCGGCTTGCCAATATCAATCCGGTAATCGGCGGGGCGAAGTCCTTTACGGATGTCGGTGTTGACAATCTGATTAAACTGCTCAATACCGGTCGATTCGACAGGGGCCGGACGCGCATCTATTGCAATACGACCGTAAAGACGCAGATGGATATTTACGCCAAAGACAAGGCGAATGTTCTCTGGACAACGGCCGAAGTTTTCGGAAGGCCGGTAACGACGTTTCAGGGTCAGATACCCATTCGCACCATTGACGATGTTGTTTTGACAAATACACAGGCAGTAGTCAGCTAATCGAGTAATTAGCTAATTGAAAGGAAATAACTATGAAAGATTATCTTCTTAGTGATGCACAGGACATTACTACCTGTGATACCACAGGTAAGAAATCCACAAACATATTAGATATGGAACTGGTTGCCTCCGGTGGGGCAACAATTCTTACAAATGACCAGCTTGTTGGGGTTGTTAATATAATTATTCCTGCACTTGCTGCTCAGGCAGCAACCCAAGGTTTATACATCTATCTGGTATCCAGTGATAACTCTGATATGAGTACAGGAGCAATAAGACTGGGGATGTGTTTCGTATCAATGGCGGAAATGATTGCTGGATGCGTGAAGAACATTCAGGTTTGCGTCCCATTGACCCAATGCTTTGTAGGTCTTTGGTTTGCGGCACATACCACAACATTGACAACTGGTCAAACTGTTGACGCATACTTCAGTATTGCACCGATAACATTAAATGATGCCGTGCAGAAAGTGCCGGCGTAATCCATAACTTTTACAGGAGGCAGCCGGTTCTCCTGTTTTCCGGCTGCCTCCACTTTGAGATTTAGAAAGGAAAAATTATGAGAAAGAAAATTGTTTTAGGCGCGATACTTTTTATTGTGTTTGCGTCCTTGATTTTTGCCAGCACTTCCGCCTTCGACATTCAATGGTGGAACCAGGCGACTTATTCTCCATTACCATCCAATACTTTGCGTCAGTGGGCGGAAAATATGGAGGGTAGAGTTGGTTACAATCTTGGGATAGGTAAGATTTTCTATGTCAATTCTGCCGTGACGAATGAAGGTGATGGTTCATCGTGGACAAACGCAAGAAATACTATTGATGAAGCCATAGACCTTTGCACGGCCAGCAAGGGCGATGTGATTTACGTCGCTCAGGGCCACGCCGAAACCATTATAAACGCTACTGGTTTGCTTCTTGACAAGGCGGGCGTTACCATAATCGGTATCGGGACCGGCTCATTACGTCCCAAAATTACATTTACGACTGCTGCCGCTGCAACGGTAAGCATAACGGCTGCCAACTGCACATTCTCCGGCTTTGATATTTACAGTAATTACACCGGCGGCGTGACTGCTGCTATAACGATTTCCGCTACCGGCGATGGTGCTGTAATTGACAACTGCATATTTACAGAAGCAAGTGTTACAGAGGAACAGCTTACCTCGATTAGTATAGCAACGACAACGACTGATATAGTTGTTAAAAATTGTTCCTTCTACAATGCTGCCGCCGGGCACCAGGACAGTGTGATTTTGTTCGTGGGGTCAAATACGAACTGCAAGATTTACAACAACACCTTCTTTTCCGATGCTGAAACGGCGGTCATCCTGGGAACGACAGGTGCAGGAACGGGTCTCATTATTGAAGCAAACCGTTTCTATCTTACAGATACAGGACAGTTAGCCGCCAGTCTTAAATCAGATACGACGGGTTTGATTATTCACAACTTGGCTATGCCGGGTGCTGGAACTGACGATGCGTCCGCGTGGTCGGCAACTGTAATGGGTTACTTTGAGAATTACACAACGAATACTTTCGTGAATTCCGGCAGATTAGACCCTGCGGTTGATTCTTAACTAATGGGGGCCTTTTGGCCCCCTTCTTTTCTTCTTTTGGTGGTTTATGACTAATGCGGCGGATAAAGTGGCGATATGCAATATAGCCCTTTTGAGTGTAGGCCAGTCGTTTATAGTTTCTCTGACTGAAAATTCGGTATGGTCGAACAAACTCAATTCCATATTCGAGAAAGTAGTCGAGGAATTATTGGCCGATGACTGGTATTTCAATCGAAAGAGAGTTTTGCTTTCAGACCTTACGCTGGTCTATAAACTGACTGTCGATACCGCCCCCGCCGCCGCCGCGTTTGCCGTTGGAGCTACGCTTACCGGCGCGACAAGCTTAAAGACCTGCGCCGTTCTCGAAGTCTTGTCTAATACGGTTTATTTGGTAACGGAACCGAGTGGTGATTTCACAGACGGCGAAGTGATAGGGGATGGAACTAACAGTGTTAATTGTGCCACAGGTTATCCCGAAATTTCCGAGGTATTAGCGTGTGGGACTTGGGATTATGGTTACAAATTGCCGACCGACCAACTTTTTATTCGCGGTGTTGGTGATGCGGATTATGACAAAATCAAGTATCCGTATTCGCAGGAAGGTCGGATTTTACTGACTAATCAAACTGACGATTATCTGTTCTATAATAAATGGATTGGTTATACCGGAAGTGCAGCCGTGTCCGATGTGACTTTAATGCCTTTGTGGTTTCACAGACTCATTTCCGCGAAATTAGCATATATTCTTGCTACAAGCATTACAGACAATATGCGTTATCGGCAGAAAGCGGAAGTGGAATGGGACAGGGCTTACCTGTTTGCGAAGGAACAGAATGGTTTGAGTGCATATTCGGAATACGAACAGAGTAATAACGACTGGGCGGAAGGTGCTGGTCGTATCATAGGGACAATTTAACGAAAGGAAATTGCAATGAAACGGAAAATTCTTATTTTGGTGGCTTTGTTATTGTCAGTGGGGGTTATATTGAGTCCTTCCTTCAGTGATGAAACAATCACAGTCCAAGAGACAGCCTTTTTGGTAGCTGTCGCCGATGCAAACGCTGCTGCTCTGACTGTTCTTACGACTTCCTGGGCTGCTACTGCTGCCTGGCCTGAAATACCGCAGAAAGCTAATTGTGTAAAGGTCAAGTTTTATGTCTATGACCCTTGCGGACCTGATGATAAGACTTTCACCTATCAGTTGTATATTGCTGATTATGGTTGCAACGCCGAAATAGCGGCAAGTGGAAGTGCAACTTGCGGGAAGGCAGAAATGAGTCATAACCCTATAACACTCGGTCTATTAAATAGTGGGGCTATTTCTACTTCTTATAGATGGGTCGATACGCTCGGAACGATAACTTCGGATTTGGCAAATGCCATTTATCCGCAAAATGACGGTGGGGCGGACGAAGTCGCTTCTTTCATCTTCGACCGGCAGTCAGCGAAGAAAATCTGGTGCAGGCTTTACGGGCGCGCGACTACGACTATGGTCGTCTATTGTGTGGCCTACTATTTCTAAATGGAGTGATTAAAAATGCGAACATTCTCGTTGGTAATTACAGTATGTTTGTCGGCGGTTTGTATTGCCGCTCCGCTCTTCAATTCCTTCAATAGTGGCGAATTATCTCCTCTGATTAAATATCGAGTCGATATACAACAGCGACAAAGTGGCGTAGAAACTTTGGAGAATATGCTGGTTAAAGTGCCAGGCGCGGCGGCCAGGCGACCAGGCACGGAGTATATTGCCGGCACGAAAAACAACGGGCGGGCAAGGTTGGTTCCATTCGAGTATTCCACTGAAGATGCTTACATTCTGGAGTTCGGGGACAAATACATTCGTTTTTTCAGGGACGGTGGTCAGATTTTATCAGGTATCGGCATAGAGAATTATGCAGGTCTTGATTGCGAAGGTGATTTGCTTGCACACTGGAATCTAAACGATGACGATGATAGTAATCGTGTTACGGAATTAAACGAGATTTACAATGGCGTGATTGTTGATTCAAACAGTGAGGACATTCATTGGTTCGGCAAGGTCGGGGCCGGTTGTTTTGATTTTGGTCAAACTGATGCCGTTCTTATACCGGATAATGCCGTCTGGACTTTCGATGAAAATGATGATCCGTTCACGGTGGCCGCCTGGATTTACGTTACGGACACGGATGAAGTTCAAACTATCCTTTCAAAATGGGATGCTTCCATTGGCAGGGAATGGCGATTTCAACTTTTGCCGAATGAGACGATTAGATTAGAGTTATATGATAATAGTTTAGACATTATTGGTAATTGTATTTCGCAGTGGAAACTGAATGATGATACGAACAATGCGACGGTCGTTGATTCGCGGGGAGAGCAGGACGGAACAGTGGGCGTGAATACTTCCGTATTGGCCAACCCTGCGGGGAAAATCAACGGCTGTTTTGATTTCGATAATGCCTACGCGGTAACAGTAGACGATAACGCCGTCTATTCTTTTGGGAATAGTTCGACGGATGTTGCTTTTAGTATCGGATTATGGGCAAAAATCAGCGGGTCAGGAGGCGAAATTTTCATTTCAAAATGGGATTCAGCAAACAAAAGAGAATGGTCTTTATATACTGAATATATTAGTCCCACTACATTTTCCATCAATACCCAGTTATATGATGAAAGTGTGGATAAATATATTTTCCAGACAACGAATGCTTTAAGCAATAATACAAATTGGCATTTTGTTGTTATGACTTATAGCGGTAATGAATCATATACTGGAATAAAAATTTATGTTGACGGCATTAATTCGACAGGTTCTTCAGGATATAAACAAACTGGTTATATCGCGATGGAAAATCTCGCCGCAAAAGTTGCGATAGGAGCATATTATACTTCTGGAGTCCTGAGTTATTTTTATGATTTAGTTATCGACAATGTAATGATATTCAATAAGGAATTATCTTTGGCTGAAGTTGCAAGTTTATATGTATTTGGTTCAGGAACAGAATCCCTTATAGGCGATTCAGTTTATGCCACGTCAAACGAGCCATTGGAAGGGAGCTGGCATTTTGTCGTTGCCGGTTATGATTCAACCGGCGGGGCAACGGCAGCGAACGGGATAACTCTTTATGTGGATGGAAATGATGTTAATTCGACTGCCCACAATTATACGAGTTATGTAGCTATGGAGAATACCGCCTCTACTGTTTTAATCGGGGCACAAAAATCAACGTCCGGCAACTTGCAATATATTTATGCCGACAAGATTGATAATGTCGCAATATTTCAGGACGTATTAGATGCGAATGAAATAGCCGACCTTTATACCATAGGCGAATATGAAATCATATCTCCTTATACTGTCTCGATGTTAAGGAATATTCATTATGTGCAAATCAATGATATAATATATTTTGTTCATCCTGATATTCCGCCTCAAAAGTTGACCCGCTATAATCACGACTTATGGACTATTGAGCAGATAGATTGGTTATGGGGGCCTTTTCTCGAAGATAATATAACGGATATTACCATAACTCCTTCCGGTACAACGGGGACAGTTACCCTTACGGCCAGTAAGAAATTGTTTAAGCCGGACCAAGTAGGTGCTTTGTGGAAAATCACTGAAAAGCAGGACACGACTTATATCAAGGAAACAATAAGTTCAAATAAATCCACGTCATCTTTGCAAATACAGGGAGATTATCTATTAAAACTTGTAAGCACTGGTCTTAATGCTCTTATTGTTCTCGAAAAAAGTGAGGATGATGGAACTACTTGGATACCGGTTTATCAAAGACCCGGCATAGATACGACTACGGATTTTGACGTGGAATACGCAGGCAATGAAGTTGAGAGGGGTTGGATATATCAGATTACAACCACTGATAGAACGGCAGGGAGTGTAAAGGTGACTTTAACGGCAAATGAAAATTATCTCGATGGTTATGTTAGGATTACTGATTATATCAGCTCTACTGTTGTTCAGACCCTTGTGATAGAGGATTTGGCCGGCACTTCCACCACGAAAAGATGGGCGGAAGGGTCTTGGAGCGATTACAGAGGATGGCCGCGTGCGATAGAATTGTATCAAAATCGTCTTGTTTTAGCAGGGACAAAATATCAACCAAACGGGATATGGTTTAGTTCCAGTTTGGATGGTGAAAATATGGAGGTCACCGGTCTTGATAGCGGGGCCATTGATTATGAAGTAGGTTCTGCAAAACAGAACCCTATCCTCTGGCTTCAGAGCAAAAACGGTGTGATAGCAGGAACGAGTGGCTCGATAATAAGGATTTTCAGTCAATCTTCCAATTCCACTTTGACCCTTTCGAGTATCGGTTCTGAAACTCAAAACCAGGCTGGAAGTTGTGATATGCAGGCGCAACTAATCAATGATTCCATCGTCTTTGTTGATAGGAACCATCGAAAAATAAGGGATATTGTATATGACCTTCAAAGTGATAGTTTCGTTTCGCCGGAACTGACCGTTCTTGCCGAACATATAACGGACCCCTGCATTGTCGAGGTTGCTGTCCAGAACAGGCCGGAACCAATATTGTGGTATATCAGGGGAGATGGTGAAATGGTAAGCCTTACCTACAATAAAGAACAAGCCGTTACGGGCTGGGCAAGGCATATAACGGAAGGTGGAGAGTTCGAATCTGATGCCGTTATACCATCGGCAACCGAAGACGAGTTATGGGTCATTGTCGATAGGACAATAGATACCAACGAAGTCCGTTACATAGAAAGATTCAAACCACAGGACTGGGGGACTGACCCTAATAACTGCTGGTTTGTGGATTCGGGCTTGTCCTATTCCGGCATTTCGACTCATACGTTAACGGGTCTTGGCCATTTGGAAGGTGAGGAAGTCCAGATATTTTATGATGGTAATTCTTTCGAGACAAAAGATGTAAATGGAGGAGAAGTCATTCTTGACGTGAATGTAACAGGCGCTATTGTCGGGTTAGGCTACGCTTCGACTTTGCAAACTTTTCCGGTGGAATTAAATATGCAGAATGGTCCGACCGTCGGCCACAGTAAGAAAATATACGAAATTGTGGGATGCTTCTATCGAAGTATGTTTGGCGAATACGGATATGTCGGGCAATGGAGCATTCCGACAATGTATGCAATTCCTTTTAGTGTATGGCCGGACAGTTCTATTGGTTCGGATGCCCCGTTCACTGGACAAATAAGACTGCCGATAGACGGCGGTTGGGACGATGAAGGACGAATAAAATTCTATCAGAACGAACCTTATCCTATGAATATTACGGCTTTGGTGACAAAAATTGAGGTCAGCGAAAATTGATAAACGTGCGTGATATGACGGTTGAGGACGTCGGGATTTTGAAAGTCCGCGAGGAATGGATGCGTCAGGCATATCAAAGATACCTTGAATCTCATAACGGTTACGCCTGGGTCTTGGAAGGTGAGGATGGTCCAATATGTGCTTTTGGTGGAGCGTTTTTGTGGGGTGGGGTATGTGAGATATGGTTTAATCTTATCTGTAAGAAACATACCATTGCCGTAATTAGAATAGCCAAAAGATATTTGGAAGAACAGGCCGGAAAAAATAACGTTCATAGATTACAGGCAACGACCAAATGTGACTCCGTTGTGGGTAACAAATTTATAAAGTGGTTCGGATTCAAAAATGAAACGCCGGATGGTATGAAGAATTATAATCCCGATGGTTCGGACGCCTATCTATATGCAAAAATTATATAAAGAAAAAATCAATCCTTTTTCAGAGAATATCTTTGTTGAAAGAAACGGCAGAATATACCATTTACACTGGCGATATAAATACGCCGATTTCGCAGCAATCGCCGCTCGCGACTACGACTATGGTCGTCTATTGTGTGGCCTACTATTTCTAAATGGAGTGATTAAAAATGGGAATATCCGCGGTTGCCCTATCCTCGGTTGCCGTCGGGACGGGTTTATCTGCTTATAGTGCTTATGAAGAAGGCGAACAGGCTGCGGAAGAAGGTAAGATTGCCGGTCAGCAGTTCGAGGCCGAAGCGCAGGCGACTACCGAAACCGGCAGATATGAATCGCGCGAGAAACGCAAGGAAGCGGAAAGATTCAAGGCGTTGCAGATTGCTCAAATTTCCGGTCAGGGCGGCAAACTTACCGGCAGTTCGTTAGAACTGCTGGCGAACACGGCGGCCAATTTCGAGTCTGATGCCCGAATGATAATGCGGAATTATCAACTTAATGCCACTAATTTGCGTATGCAGGGTGCAATGGCACGTTGGCAGGGGCAAGTAGCACGCAGTGCAGGAAGAATAAGGGCCGTGGCAACTGTTTTGGAAAAGGCTGGTTCTGCATATTTTATGTCCAAGACTGGGTGGGGGTCCAACAGGTGGATATTCTATGATAGGATGATAGGAAAATAATATGCCTGATGTGCCACAGTATTATGGACAAATAACACCAGCACCGACCGCCGGTAATGCCATAGTTAAGGTCGAGAACCGAGAAGATTACAAGGCACTGGGCCGGCTCGGTAACGCGCTGACTGATATGGGTTTTAAATGTCTTGAAATGGAGGACAGAACAAAGTATAACGACCAGCTGAATAACGCCAAAATTATTGCTCTCAAAATATTTTCGGATGATGAAACCTCCCGTTTGACAAATCCCGATACCGAATCCTACGTGCCAAACGCGGAAAAAGCGTATAAAACAATCGATAATGTGGTCAAATTTACTCATTCTGAGGCACAGAAAGATTTTGGACCGTGGTTTGAAATCCAAAAAATCAATCATACGAGAGGTGCGGAAGTTGACAGATTTCAGACCAGTGCTTATCTTTTCAGACAGAATTTCAATGCGAACGTGGATATTACAAAAAACCTGATGGCCAAATCCAAAGATGATAATTCTTTCAAAGAAAAAGCAACTGTCCTGATGGGATTATATGGTCTGATTCCCGATGAAAAAGGCAGTCCGGTAATTGATAAAAACTGGGACAATCCGCTTCTTATGAGTACCAAACTTCGTCTCGACAAATATAATAAAGCGATTGACGAGGCGACTGGAAAGTATCAGATAAATCAACTGTCCAGAATGGGTATGGGAATGAGTCCCGATGATGCGCTTAAATGGTCGAATGTTGCTGAAAATGTAAAAGGCATAGACCCGAAAGTTATCAGTGAGTTCAGGACAGACCAGTGGGAAAGAAAAAGAATAGAAGCCGAGGAATTGATAAAATTACAGGAGCAAACAGCCAGTCAATTTCTTGTCAAAAGATGGTCTAATAAACTTACACTTTCTGAAATTGATGATGCGGTTCTAAGGAAATATTTAACTACTGCCGAAGGGAAATATCTGCACGATTCGATAGTGAATCCGAAACCAATAGAAACAGATTTAGAAAGTTGGTCAAAAGGGTTAGATATTGTAAGGAATTACAGAAATGAAACTATATCGAAGCGAGAGGCATTAAGTGGCATAATTGCATTATCGGGAACTCTTGCAAAGGATAAAGGGATAAGTTTAGTAACAGACCTCCAGTCCGATTACGACAAAGAAGATAGTTTCTGGGAAGGCGAAGCATATCAAACGATAGAAAAACGTCTTATGACTATTGACCCATTATCAGGCAAATTGTTTGGTTCGACTGACCAGATAAATGCTACCGACCGTGCCAAAATCAGACTTGATGATGCGATAAAATCCGCCGCAAAAGTAGGCAAGCCGTTGAAGGGAACAGATTATCTGAAAAAGGCAGTGGAAATATCGAATCAGCTTATGCCCAAAGAAAAACTAATTATGTTTGGCGGCCAGAAATTACCTGCGGGTGAATTTGAGGAATTTGAGATAAAAGAAAAGGGTTTAATAGAAAAAGGCAACATTGATTTGTCTAATAGGCCGAGAGTTAAAAATAAAGATGGCTCTATTAGCACAGTGTTTTCAATATCTTTCGATGAGAATGGAATCGAAGTTTTAATTCCAACAGTAAGTGATGATGGGAAAATACTAACAAACAAACAAGCTATTGACCTTTATAAGAAAACTGGCAAACATCTTGGTAAATTTGGAAGTATTGAAGAAGCCGATAGATATGCTGAACAACTTCATCAGGAACAAGCAAAGACAATTGATGGTTCGCCTTATTCTGATTATCCAGATGCCTTTTATGAGGAAGGTGAATGGCGAGTTATTAGAGATGGCAAAAAATCCAGGATTAGACCGTAATGCCAACACTTGAACTTATAGAATCAAAACCTAAAAAGCCGACTCTGGAACTTGTTGACGAACAACCGTTAGTCAGTTTGAGTCCTGCACCTGTTATTGACTATAATTCCGTTCTCGATTTTTCCTTTCAATATGAACTGCCGCCGGAAGATGTGGAGGGAATTTATGGGCCGCTGAATACGATGACGAGAGCAGTTACAGACCCACAAGAAATGGATTTCGGTCTTTCTACTTTGCCGCCACAAGAAAATCTGAAAATTGGAGAGCCAACAGGAAAAGAAAAAAAGACTTTTCTTGAATCTATACTTGGTTTTACATATCCTGCTCATCCGCCTGGCTGGGAATATGCCTCTCCGATAGAAAAATTCAACTTTGCAACATTACCTATTGCAGATTTTCTTGGTCGTGCGGGCGGGAAAATGGCAAATGATTGGCGGTTATCTACAAAAGAAGAAACACAGAAAATACTGGTTTCTGAATATCACGATACCTTGAAGTGGTATCAGAAATCGCCTGAAGTTGCGGGTTGGTCGGCGGAAAAGATTTGTGAATATGCCGCTTTGAAATTCGTCTTTGCTGTAAGCGGGTTATCTAATGTTCTTACGGGTGCAGGCCAGAAAATATCACAACCGTTTGTTTCCAAAGCTATAAGTGCCGGTGGTCCTGAATTGAAAACATTATCCGGTGCGGGGATACGGAATCTGCTGCGACAGGGATTAGTGAACTTTCTGCAAGCCGCACCTGAAAATACTACTTTTGTCAGTTCGTGGAGTGGATTAGATTCCGTCCTAAAAGGCAATCCGCCGAAACAAATTGCTCTCGATGCCGCTAAAGGTGGTGGATGGGCTTTGGGATTAACGGCAGGATTGGGATTTCTTGCCCCTCTCACAAAGACACCAGAAGTTCAAGGAGCGTTTCAGCGCTCGGCGGCATATCTGGCTCGAAAGTATCCTCGCACGATAGATTTTATAAGTAAGGACATTGAACCGGAGATTATTGACCGGACGGTTAAGTTGTATGGCGAACATATTGGTCAGGACATTCGATTTACGGAACTACCGGCGAATGTTCAGGCGGGAGTTAGAAATGCCGCCCGTGCATTGAAAAAAGAACTTATCAAGGCCGCACAAAAAGAAGAGGCGTTAAAAACGTATCTATCTGCGAAACTTACCAGAGAAGCAAGAGAAGCAGGTGCTATTATTCCTGGTTTTATATCTGAAGAAGCCAGACCATTTGGAGAAGCAATCAAAGAAGCACCAGTTGTTATTGCGCCTGTTGCAGAAGCAATTATAACGCCGCCGCCAATAACACCAGAACAGGAAGTATTCAATCGTATAGAAAGTCCTACTGGGAAGGTTAAACTGCCCCCCACAATCGCCGCCAAGCCCCCTGTGGAGGCCGTGGCTGCAATAACTCCCGCCGAGCCGATAGGAACTGCCCCTAAACAGTCAGAAGTCTTATATCACGCAAGCAAGGGGAAACTTGATTTAGCTAAAAAGTTTGATGTTTCTGATTACCCCGATGGTTTAGATTTGATGGATTATATGGGTGTTCATCTGGGAACTAAAAAGGCGGCCATACAGAGAACGAAGTCTGATTTATTTGAAGGTGAAAAAACCAAAATAACGCCTTTTGTGGCAGATATTAAAAAACCATTCGGTGATAAAATCTGGCAAGAGGATGAATTGCGCCCAGTCATAAAAGAATATGGTCAAAGGCAAGGAATTACAAGCGACAAGAATACTGCCATAAGAGCAAAACAGGAAATGCAAAAAGAGGGTTATGATGGGATTTTGTATTATAACAGCGAAGAAGACCCTGGCAGTATTTCAAAAATTGTCTTTAGTAAAGAACAACTTGCTCCCCTATCCGGAGAAGCCCCTGCCGGTGCGCCAGAGGAAAAAGGGCAAATTGTCCGCTTGAATGTTATTCATAAGCAAACCGCATTAGGCGTGCAAGCACCGTATCATTTGCCAGAAGGAGAATATCGTTTTCGGGCAACAGAAAAAGTAAGTAAGAAAGGAACTCCTACCGTTAGTCTTCAGCCAATAGATAAAACCGGAAAACCTATTAAATTAACGAATGTTGCTGGGCAAACTGTTGATATTATCGAATTATGGAAGCGAACACTTGATAAATTGCCTTCAGAATTTACTCTTGAAGCCAAGCAAGCCCCTGCTGTTGCGCCAGAAGAAGCCATACTTAAACCTACCAGAAAAGCACTTGTGGAATTGGAACAAGAGATTCAGAAATCCGATATTTATCAAATGGCAATGGAAGGGCAAGCTGTTAGTCTTGATGAAATAGGTGGTGGTGGGATTTATTATGTTCCTGAAAAGTTTCGGGGCGAAGTGGAAAATGCCATACAAAATCATCCAGCCTTAAGATTCCATATTTCTTATGACCCGACAGGAACAAAAGGAACACCATATGATACGACTCTCGCGGAAGCACTTGAGAAAAAAACAGGAGGTATTGGCGGCGAAATAGGTATTGATGAATTTTTGGATAGATTAGGAACTTCAATAGAAGCAACGCAAAAAGTTGGTAAGCTAAATGCCAAAGCTCTTGAATCAATGGTGACCAGTAAAGACCCTTACAATATGATTTTGGCAGCCAAATATGAGATGATGAAATTAGGTTTCCCTCCTGACCAAATAAATGGAATTGTAAGGGAAATAGCAATAGATGCCGAAATACCTGAAGAATACGTGAAACCTCTTTTAGTAAAGGAAGAGCAGTATGTTATCTCAAAAAAGCAAAAAGTGGTTAAAGGAATGGCGAAAGAAATACGGCCAACCGAAAAAGTTCGTCCCAAAGACCTTATCGGCAGACCAGTCCTCGAAGGTGGTGCGGTAGGAAAACAAGGAGAGTTTCTCGAAAAAGAACAGTATCGTTTACCCGAACCCGATATTGAAGGCCAGATGAAAATGCCTAGTATGAAACCTGGTTTTGTCGAATTACCGCCGCAACTTCAGGATATTGCCGATTCCGTTAAAGAAAATGTCCAAGCAATTGCTAAAGATATAGGGGACTTGGTTAAATCGCTGGAATTTTATCCAGATTTGCCCAACGACTTGCGAAACGATATTCGAGTAGATGTTGTTGGTGCAATAGACAGGGCGAGGGATGATGTATATGATAAAATAGCCAATTACTTATGGGGCAAGATGAAGAACGATGACGTTCAGAAATCAGTTGAAATCATTTTTGCCAGAGACCAAGTTTCCCGAACACAGTTAGGTAAAGGCAATCCCGAAATCGGATTAGAGGACGCTTATGCTTTTCTCGATATGGCAATGGAGGATGCCTCACCAGAAGTGATTGCTGCCGCCGACAGGTGGCGAACTATAAACCAGAAATTCCGTGATAAACTTATCGAGCGTGGTCTTCTCGATAAGGAACAACTTATAGAAGATTACGCGCCACATTATGTTCTCGATTATACACCCGACTGGAAATTTAATGTAGGTATTCCGACCCGACTCAAAAGGCCATTCAGAGGATATATCAAGAAGGCACACGGGACGAAAAAAGAATATCAACAGGACAAAGATGCTTTACTTGGTTCTCTTTTGATTCAACAACACGACAATATCATCGAGGACTTTATTAAAAAACAATGCGAAAAATACAATATCCTGACCACGTTATCTAAAGAGCAAAAAAAAGAACTTTTTGGAACTGATGAAGCAGGCAAAACCAGACCGCCGAAACCAGGTAGAATCGTTGTTATCGAAAACAAACGATACCGTGCCTATACACCTGATATTCCATTTACCAGACAGTTGTTCCCAACCGAAGAAGGCTTAATGGCATTAGGTCGATATAAGAACGTCTCTTTAATACCAGAAAATATCTACAATCTTTTCAAGGAATTTTCAGAACGGGGAAGTCGGTCGGTTTATCTTATAAATCGGGCAACGAGTATCTGGAAATCAATGGCTATTCTTTCGCATTTTCCTTCATTTAACATCAATAATATAGTCGGCGATACCTGGATGGCGATGGTTCAACATCCAGACCCATTAAAGTTGGTAACTGAAATATCAACGGCGATTCAATATGTTTCAGGCAGAGGCACGGGTCCTTATTTTGAACGACTTCATAAATTTATCGTGGAACAGAATATCTTATCCGGCACTTTTGCCGCTTCCGAAATGGCACAGATGCGCAGTTCGGGAAATCCTATTGCCTGGCTTCTCGAAAAGACGCAGGAATTCTCAAATGCACGTGAGGCGATAACGCGAACTGCTTATGCTTCGACCTTATTAAAGGCACAGGAAGCAGGCGAAGCGGTTGATATGATAAAAGCCCACGATTGGATTGATACCGAAGACCTTGCCGAAGATGCCGCTCTGGGCAAAATTGCAAGAGAAGTCCTTGTTGATTATCAGGCCACAAGTAAAACATTCAAAAGGTTTATTCGGGGCGCAGTTGCTCCCTTTGCTACTTGGTATGTCAAGGGGTCGAAACTAATGTGGTCGTGGGCGGCAAAACACTGGGGTAAGGCGCTTGCAGTATTTATGGGAGTTCCGATTGCGGCGGAAGTTTATAATCACCGCACTGATGAGATTAACGAGCTCGAAAAGCAATTGCCTGATTATGTTCGCAATCGGACACATCTTGTTCTGGGCGAAAATGCAGATGGCACAATTCGGGTCTGGAGTTTTCAATTTCCGCAGGATGCCTTAATTGGAACAAAGATATTTTCTATTCTCACGGATTATGCTAATAGAGTTTATAACAAGGAAATGACAGTCAAAGAAGCGGCCTTACAATGTTTGAGAATATGGGGTATAAAAGAGGCAAAAGGGTTAGCGTTTTTAACTGCGCCTCTTATTCGATATTTTGGCGGTCTTATGACGCCGAACCATAGAGACCCTTATGATGGTGCTCCGATTTATACCACCGACCCTGCAAAAATGACTTGGTTTGACAGGAAAAAAGACGAATCTTTATTTTTCCTTAAAACGATGGTCCCGTTTTTGTCTGTAAGTATAGGTGCTTATGAGAAAGGACAACCGACAGATATTGCTCTCAAGAACCTGCTTGATAGGTTTGCAGGCAAAGGCGCGTTGGGAATTTATGATGTGAACAAACAAGGCAACCTTATTATTGAAAGAAATGGTCAGAAATTTGAGTTTGATTATGATGATGTCGCCCGAATCCAGTATATTGTCGCCAAAGAAGAACGGTATCTTGACAAAATTGAACGGTCTTTTATTGGAAGCGGATTATCGCCAGACAAATTTGTAGATACTTCTTTGTGTTATAATCAACTGGATAAAATATACGATTTATGGAGCAAGTTTGAACCGTCTTTGGAAAAAGAACAATGGGTATCTCCGCAAGAAAAAGCACGCGCGATGATGGGCAAATTGGGTGAAAGATTTACTAATCGTTTGGTGGATATGTCAGTTATTAAAAAATGGTATAATGTAAAACTCGCAAGAGCAGATACGGATGCTGAAAAAATCACCTTGCGAGAAGAATTGAAGATAGTTCAGTCGGTTCAAATGATAGAAACATTGAAAAAGTTACCACGGACTGCGAGAACAATTGGATTAAATACTATATTTCAAAAAAGTGAATTGCCTTGGGAATTGATATTGACTCTACCTTAAAAGTAAATTTTAGGATTTTTATGGCGGGGCTGGCTACTCTCGCCGGTTCTCCTCCTCCTACGGCGAAGACCGCCCCGCCAGATAAAAAAGGAATTATATGATGAACGAAGTTGTAATCAGTGTATCGACCGCTATAATAGTCGGTTGTATGGCAATTATGACAAAACATATTATGAACACGGACAAACATCCCGACAGAAACGAGCTTATGCCTCGCAGTGAATGTGATACGCGACACAAAGGGCTTGAGGATTGTATGGAGGGTAAGATAACTGCTCTTCACGACAAAGTGGATACCTTCAGAGAGGATGTCAAAACGGGATTCGAGGACGTAAAAGACCTGATACGAAATAAATGAGACGAAAATATCCTGAAAAAACTATTGACCGTAATCCGAATGAGCCGTATTATTGGAGATGCACCTGTGGAAAGCCAGGATTTGTGGATGTAAGTGATAAAGACAAGGTTAATCCGTATCCTTGTTTTGAATGTTACACCAAAAAGAAAAATGGATAACTGTCTGATATGCGGTTCTGTCGGCATTGAACAATTCTGCTGCACCTGCGGATTTTGGACGTGCCGTGTTTGTGCCCCTATTTGTAAAACGTGCCGCAAGGCAAAATGTCAGTATTGTTTTAACGATGAAGGTGTCTGTTTCGATTGTATTGTGAAAGAAGCTATGAATGATTCACTAAACTATTTGAAAGGAGACTAAAATGAAGAAGTTCAAGTTGGTCGTGTTCGCCCTCATCTTGTCGATGGTGGGATGCACGCAGGCAAAGGATTTATCGGCGTGGTTACTGGGTGATGGTTCTTCACTGATGGTCCGAGG